GCCGCCACCGGCACCACATGCTCCAAAAGGTCCGGCGACGGCATCAAGGAATGCATCGTCACACTGTCCGACACGAGGCAAGTGGACTGCGTCGTTTACTCGGGCTACGAGGCGGCCGGCCTGTCATGCGACTGGAGCCATGTGAGCGGCGCAGACAAGGAGCCACAGTGAAAATCTGGTCGCAATGCGCCGCCGTATGTATCGCACCAGAGGACGACGAGGAACGGCAGGCGTGCGAAATCGCCGTCAACGCCCTGCTCAGATGGTCGGCGGAACACGACAAGGAAAAGGAACAACAATGAAAGACAGTGAAGCAGACATCGCCATCGGCGTACTCGGCAAGCTCGTCGACCAGGAGCTCGAGGCCGTGCGCGCCGGACAGCGTTATGGCAA